CACCGTACTTAGTAGTTGACCTTAGTAGTTCGTCTAGTTGCAAAACTGTTTGCTTCCAATCAAAAGCATTCATTGCAAGTTTAGCATCTTCTACATCGTCATATTCTATTGTTATTTTCATAGCTAAAAAATTAAAGGGGAAAGGTTTTTATCCTTTACTGCTGGAACTCCAACACACCCCTAATTAATATTAGAACGGCAAATCGTTTGCTTCAGCTAGTTTTTGACTAGTTGACTGCATTGTCATTCCTGTTGGCTTTGATTCCGTTCTTTCAACAAATTCAGCTTTAACGATGTTGCCATCTGTCCAAGCTACTTTACCGTTTCCTACATACTGCTTGTGTGTTTTTGCATCACGTTGTTCTTTTGATTGCTGAACAAAGATACTAGCATTGTTACCATAGTCATCTTGTTTGTCGTTTACACTCATAGTGTACTTATCGTAACCACCTTGTGCATTTTTGATACTGAAGTTTATCAGTGAACTCATCTTAAAATTGTTTTTAATTGTTCGTAATATTGACGTGCAACTTTTACACGTTCAATTATCTTTGCTTGTGCTTCTTCGTCTTTTTGCACAATAAATCTTTTAACTCTTAATTCATTCGGTATTTGGTCGAAGTTATGGCTAAGTTGTACTGCCTCTCTTACATCTAAATCTTCATCTATTAAATGTAACTTCCAATGTTCACGTCTTACTTCGTCTTCAACTATCTCAAACGGTGTATTCATCAAACAATAAACTAACTCACTAGTATCGTGATTCGTTAGCATTAAATATCCTTGCAACTGCCAATAGTACTCTTTGTTTTTTAAAGTAGAATCGAACATCGGAAACGTACTGCCATTCCAACTGCATTTAATATCAGCTAAAAGATTATCTGTACAAATGTCAGGCTCACCAGTTAACCATTCGTTGTTAAATCTTTCTGTATTCTTAACTACAAAATCCCATTTAAGAACTTCTGATGCAAACTGAATTGCTTCATCTTCCATTTGTATTCCTTTATCAGTATAACGGCTTGAGAAGTCTTTATATATACCTAGTTCTTTTTCTTTAAATACATCTTGAATGTATGTTTTTGCAGTTTCAGACAAAACCTCAGATTTACTCCGAGATTCTGTCATTAACTTTCCTAGTGAACTGCATCTAAATAGTAATTCGCTCATAATAATTTTATTGCTGCTTTTTGTAACTCAGTTAATTCAAATTGATTCAAGTCTGAAACTTTAGCTTTGCCATCTTGAATAGCAATTAATGCTTTTTCAAATCGTTCTTGTGGCATTGTAGGTTTCTTATTAACGTGTTTAGTAACATCGTTTGCATCGTCATCTTGCATAGATAAAGATAGTAAACTTTGAAGCGTGTAACGTCTAAAATAAGAAATACAACCGCCTAACTTTTGCGGGTCATTCAACTCAGGTAGTTTAATTTCGCTTATAAATTCTTCTCCAGTTTCAATGTCAACTACTATGCTTTGAACACACCCATCTGCAATAGGTTGTAATAACAATAAATTGTATTTGTGTAGTATTGGCTCAACTACATCTAAAATAGTGTTTAAATCAGCATATTTAGATTTAAAGAAAGGATTGTCAGCACTCTTGTTAATCTTACCAATTTCTTGTTTAGCTAAATGTAGCTTAAAATAAATTCCGTTTGGCTTTGGAATTGCGTCTTCAAATGTTTCGTTTTTCATAATTTTTAGTTTATTTTATTTATAGTATAACCGTTGTTTTTAGTTCTTTCAATTTCAAATTCAAGTGAAAGCACACTAACTGATTTACCTTTTCTAATTACTTTTTTACCTATATCTATTTTTGATTTTGCAAATGGATTTAAATACTTTGCAATATTAGAAGTTAATTCAGAATAAGAATTTCCACTTATAATAGAAAATGTGTTGTTTGGATTTAATACTGTTACGTTTTTCATTTTGTTTTGTTTTTAGATTGTTTACAAATATACTACTTATTAACTTATTAAACTAATTTTATTTATACTTTTTAATTAATTCTTCTTGCAATAACCTCATTTGAAAGTAGTTTTCACACTTCAAGATTCGTTCTTCTATTTCTGTGATTAAAGGATTCTCAATAGTTAATTCAGTTTCTTGCAAATCTCTTAAAATAGCCGAATAAATGTACTTGAAATCAATCTCATTCTTTAAAAGTTCAAATTGCTTTAACGCCCAAATAACTGTGGCGTGATCTCTATTTACAACTTCACCTATTTTAGTTAAACTCCAACCGTTATTTCTTAAGTACCTGCAAACTACAAATCTCGCATACACCTTTTCACGCTTTCTAGACTTTGTATTCATCTCGTATTTTAAGATTACTTCATTTAAAAGGTCGTTGTTTAAAATATCTTTATTTTTCATGATTCTTGTATTTGCACCTGATTTAATATTTCTCTTACTTTATTATTAATAAACACCCATTGCTCACCTTGTTCTGGTGTTAAAACATCTGTAGAAAATTCGACAAATCTTGCAACATATTTATAATAGTTTTCCGTCTTCATTTTCATTTCTCGCTTATAATGGATGGAATTTGATAACTCATCCATCAGCTCTAGTTGTTGTTGCTGACAGATAAGTATTCTCAATGTTATATCTAAGTCGTTTTGTTTCATTTCATTTGTTTTATAAGTCCAAAAATATGATTCGCCTTTTGATTGAAGTCTAATCCTTTACCTTCATCTACTGTTGATTGAATTCTAATCTTTGCCTTCGTTGAAGGAACATAGGTATTAACTGCCTTCGTTGGTTTAATGTTCTGATTGAAAAATTCTGTTATTGCTTTCATATTACTTCTTTTTAAATTATTACCAACTTGTGGTATTAGTAATACAATAATCACTTCCTACATAAGCATTCATCCAATCACTTTCTGAAAGGTAAAAAGTTTTATTATTATTTGAGCAACTGTTTCTAATTACTACCGAATAATCCGCAGCATTGTCACTTTGTATTATACCACAGTTACACGACTCATTTGGTGTTATTTCTTCTTTCTTACATGACATTGCCATTAACGCAACTGCCATAATCATAATTACTTTTTTCATAACTCAAGTTTTAATTTTCGTTCTTTTAACTCACTTTGTATTAACATTCTTTCATATTCTTCTCTTTCAGCAGCATCAAATTCGTTGTTTCGATTGTACTTTTTGATTCTGAAATCTGATAAGTATAACTGGTGTTCTAGTTCTTTGATTCTTTCGTTCATAACTCAAATTCTTTAATCTCGTTAATAACTTTAAAATAACTAGCCATAATTCTCTTTGTAGCTAACATCTGAATTTCAATTACTAAATCTGATTTTGGTTTAAAGTCATTTGGCGCTGCAATTTCAACATTATATCTTAACATTGATTCATACTTTTCTTGTGATGCTTGTGCTAAATCTAATAAGTCTATTGCTTGATTAGTTAGCTTTGTGATTTGTTTTAAGTTTTTCATTTTGTTTTGTTTTTATTAATTGATATATGCAAATATATATATAATGTTTAGAACTACAATACTTTTAAACAAAATAATAACAAATATTTTCATTTATTTTTAAGAAGTCAATGTTTACAAGGCTTTCAAGATGTAAAAAAAATACTTAATTAATGATATAAACTTACAAAATGTTAATTATAACGTTTAATTAAGATAAATATTTTCTACTATAAATGGATTTAATACTGCTAAAAGTATACTATACGGCACTTTTAAGTGTTTTTAACGTTCATTAAGTGTTTTTCTCCTTCACAAGTGTACTATACTGCACTTTAGGCACAAAAAAAAGGAGGCTATTACACCTCCTAATTCAATCCAAACCTAAACAAAACAAAAATTTTAACTGTGCAAATATACTAAAAAATATGTGTTAAACGTGCAACCACACCATTATATTTTGAATGGATATAACCTTCTACTGCTTTTACTCCTCCACAAAAACCGTTTCTGTGATGCCAAAAATCTGTACCTGAAGGTGAACGTAGACTTTCTATTGTAATACCTGGAAAGTCTTTGCCTGATTTATGGTGAATGTGATGCGTATAAACGTATCTATGTTTAGTATTTGCCCAAAGTATAGAATGTTCTGTAGCATAAAGCAATGGTAATGCTTCTAATTTTGCACCATCACCATGCGTAGTTCCTATGAAGTTATCATAATACTGAAATGCTTTGCGATGTTTTAAATCAACGTTAAAAATGATATTTTCAGCTTTATTAAAATGTGCTTCAATTAACTGCAATAAAAAGAATCCGTGTGTGTAATCGTGATTAGATGGATTGTAAACCACTTCGACATCTGCAATATGTACAAGCATTTCTAATAAATCAATGTACAACTGTTTTGCAGTTAGAAAATTATCATACCACATTCCATCTGTATCTTGTTGTGTTCCTGCAGTTGTAGAACTCTTTGTATTGTCTGTGTGTAGAATATCGTTTCCTGCAACAAAAAGAATTTTATCAATCGTATAACCTTTGCTCTTTTGAATAATTCCAATCAATCCTTCCTTTGCTCTTTGTACTGCGATTTGGCAATTATAATCTTCTCCAGTTTCAAAAGCTGAAGATAATTTACCAATGTGCAAATCAGCAATATCAATTACTAATAGATTAGAATCTTTATCCTCAATGCGTTCTATCTTCTTATACTTTGGTGAATGCTTTTTTGTAGCTTCAATAGTACTTTGTTGTATTATAGAAAATCCTTGTTCTGTTTCTGTTTTAAAATTTGGATTCTTAAAGAATAAAGATGCTTTATCAGTCTTAAGCCAACCGTGTTTTACATCTTCGTCATTTACATCTGCTTCATCTGTAGCATTCTTTATTCCTCTATATTGTTTAATTATCTCTAGTTCATCGGGTTTCAATCTTATTCTATTATTCGACATTTTTATGTGTTTTAGGTAAATAAAAAAACCTTCGTTGTGAAGGCTTTAGCATTATTTAATATTATTAATCTCTTGCAAGGTGCTTTTTGAATCTAGTTCTATACCGTGATTTTTAAAGAATGAAATTATCTCGCTTAAATAACTATTTCCTGCTCTTGCTCCAGTAGAATAGATTTTTATAAATTGGTCTAATTGCCCTGTAAAAATAAAACGATAACCCGGTACATATGGTGACATCTGATATGTCTTTATATTCTTTGCTATCTCACTTGAATAATAAGGCTTGATGTTAACTTGTTTATTCATTGGATATGTTTTAGACCTGCCTTCAATAATTTTAGTAAAGTAATCTATTTGCCTACCTATTCCAATCTCTAAACTAGCAAGTTTCACGTTTGCACCTGAATCAGTATTACCGATATTACCAGGATTGTTTGTTCTATAACTTCTAGTTCCTACTTTGAATCCTTCGTGATCAGTCATTACTATTAAAAGCAACTTCAATCCTTTAGATATATTCATCTTTTCAATAGCAGGAATATACTCTTTAAGTATCTCATCGTTAAATGAAATCTTAGCATTGTTAATAATCGGCTTGTCAGGAAAATGTGAGCCGTTAATGGTCACTCCTTTGTACTTTTCAATATCCATATTGTTTTATTTAAATTTAAACAAAAGTACAATTAATAAGATAAGAAATGCAATTACACCAAGAAATCTAAAATTATATGCAAATGATTTCTTTTTAGTTGTTTTAGCTTCTGTACGAGCTTGTTTTCTATCTTGCTTCACTATATACCTAATTGTCTCAA